TCACTAAAAAAAGAATTGAGGTCGAAGAGACCAGAGGTAATCAGAACGTTCTAGTTCCTCACAAGAGTCCATTCGAAGCAATCAAAATGATCAGAGCCAGATCGGTTTCAACAGAAGAGAATCGTTCGTCATCGTATGTGTTTTTTGAAACAAGAGAAAACGAAGAGCAGCTACTGAGGTTCTGTACGATTGAATCTAGATTTGCGACCGAGCCTGTAAAAGAGTTCAAGCAGTCTGGCGCTATCAATATCAACTCATTGAGTAATGAACAAGACAATAACATTCTGTCGTTTTCTATTCCGCAGCAGCTTTCTTCTATTGATCGTATCACGTTTGGTGGACCACGAAGAGTGACGTCTTTCAACTTTACTACCTGGCAGTTTGAAACGAAGGATGTTCAAACTTCTGATACTAGCTACAAAGACGGTGGTAAAGGAACTGATGTTTCAACCGGATTCATAAATCGTTATTTCAATGCTAGAATCCCACCGCAATCTCTGATTCCTATCGACGTGTCACAAAGAGCTGTTACTCACATCCCAGAATCAACTGCTGACTTCCAGGCATACATAGCTCAATTATTACAAAATGCATTGAAGATAAGAGTTCCTGGTGATACTCAGTTAACAGCTGGAGTGACGATTAATTGCACTCTACCGAATAGATCGGCGACCACTAATAATATGCAGGAAGACCCTCTAATGTCTGGTAAGTTTTTGATTTCGCGAATACATCATAAAATTGGTTTGGTTCAGGAGAAACCTAGATATACTTGTATCATTGAAGCATTGAAGGGTAGATTTGAGGAGGGACTATGACAGATCGTAATTTTGGTCAAGTATCGGCTATTTTCATTGCTGCAGTAGTTAGTGTTCATGACCCGCATCAATCAGGTAGAGTAAAAGTTAGAATCTACGGTCGTCACGATGATACGACGAATATACCTGATGATGCTTTACCCTGGGCGCAGGTTGTTCAGCCTGTAACCTCAGCCGCTAACGGTCGCATGGGAACTGCTCCCGTCGGTCTTGTAGTTGGCTCGCGAGTATTTGGACAATGGGCTGATGCTGATCATCAGCTTCCTATTATTCTTGGTGCTGTTGGTAGAGCTGGAGATCCTGTAGAGGGTCAAACTACAGGTGGCGCGCCAACGATCGATACAGCCACAGGAAGCATACCTCCTGGGAGCCAGGGCAATCCAAATAATCCGTATACAACACTGAATGAAAACAGAGTAAGTATTTCGGATATCGATTCTGGTCAGACTGATATTATAGCTGTTAGTAATACAACTGGTGGAGTATTGACTAGCCTTGTAGAAAGAAATATGGCTAATCCTACATTGCCTACTGTAGCTTCTTATGACAAAAATAGTAATATGAATGTATTGAACATAATTAATGCCGTTGATCCCGTGGGTTCACTTGCTTCGCTTCCTTGTTTAAACAATAATTTAATTTCTATGACCTCTATTATAAATTTAATTGGTAGCACAGTTCAAGGTGTTGTTTCTGGAGTTGTCCGGACAGCTGTGCAGGCAATAAGAAATGCTCTTTTACAATTAGCTCAAAGGATTGGGTTGTTCAAGCTCCTTGGTATGCTAAATGCTGCTGTATCTAACGTTAAAGAAGTTCAGAAACTTATTAATTCATTGAATGTTCGAGTGTGCGGCGTAAATCTTATTAATCAGGGAGTGTTTGATACAGCCAACTATGCAATTGCTTCCGTGGTTGGTGGATTGAATTCAGCTGTTGGGGCGATAACTGGTGGCATCAATAACGTTATAAATACTACCACAGGAGCGGTTACTGCGGCTGGCGCTTCTATAACAGGCACTGTTAATTCTAGGTTGAATTCATTGATAAGGTCTGTTCCTTTACCTCCCGCTGTTTCAGTGTCAACAGCAATATCGCCAAGACCAAGTTCAATTTATACATTATCTGTTGCGCCAGACGGATACATTCAGCAGTATTATACAGTTGATAACGACCCTTATCCAGGATTCATTGAATGGAAAGATCCGAACGGAACCAGTCCTTCCGTTTATACTCCAAGAAATGGAGAGCCAAATTATTCTAGTGCAGAAGAGCATACTACTTTCGCAACCCAGAATCAATTCACTTCAACCATCGGTAATTCATTACTGAGCGGGCAGCCTCTCTCTTTTGATACACTATCAAAAGCAGTATCAGGTAGTTTAAACTTTACAGAGGCATTTGGTGTTTCTAAAGCTTTAGGTGCTGGAGGAAGTGCCGCTAAAATGGCTGGAGTTGCAGCTGCTCTTATCCCAACTATCGTTTCTTCAATTAGCACAGCATTTCAACCTAACATAAGTCAAGCCGAATACACCGGAAGCGATGCTAGGGAATCCATGGATGAATTTGTAAACGCGCAAACAATATTAGCGAGACAAAATGCATTGGCTCTCGCCGGTTTGAATAGAGGATAATCATGTCAGACGCAAATAATAGACGCCATCCGGAATCTACATTCGAAGCCGAATATCCGTATAATCAATCAACGATTACACGAAGTGGGCATGAGATACATGTAAATGATACTCCGGATAAAGAAAGTCTAAGAGTTGCTCATACTAAAGGTTCTTATGTAGAAATTGATAAAGCAGGAAGAACAGTAGTCAACTCAGTTGGTAAAGCATATTATTATATGTGTGATGGATTTTCAACAACCGTTGATGGTCATTATGATGTTAAAGTAAAAGGTGTTATGAATGTCAATGTTGATGGTTCTGTTAGCGAACAAACTGAAGGCAACAGATATATGGCAGCGGGAGAAAATTTTCAATTTCTCGTGGGCGGTGCATTAACAGAGGCAATTGCAGGAGATAAATTTGACACGGTCAATGGCGATACCACAATTGCAGTTAAAGGATCGGAGTATAAAAACATTGGCGCTAAATCTGCAACAAATTATGTTGGTCCTAAAACAGAAGTATTAAATAGCAATTGGTCCGTAAATTCAGATGGCAATATTGAAGTTATCAGTAAAGGCAACATAAGATTCGTTTGTAAAAATTTCGAAGTTTTGGCTGAAACGATAACGTTAAAAACAAAATCCGGTGATGTGACTATTGATTCTCAAGGTCAAGTTCTGTCGACATCTCAAAGTAAGACTGAGATTCAAGGATCTAACATAAATATTCTATCTTCCGGTCAGACTGAGATTACATCTTCCGGACAAACCAAGATAGTCGGTAATCCGCTCAATCTTAACCCATAAGGATAATACATGGCGGGTATATGTGTAGATGGAGATAATGCAGGAGGCACTATAATTGGGACCTCCACCAATGTTTTTGCTCACGGCAGAAGAATAGCTTTGATAGGAGATACAGTGACTCCTCATGGTAGATCTCCTCACAACAGCGCTGTGATGGTCAGTTCATCAAGCAAAGTATTAGTTAATGGAAAGGGTGTAGTTAGATCCGGCGACGTCGCATCTTGTGGGCACACGGCTAGTTCTTCAATTTCAGATATATCTGCAGGATAATAGAATGTCAACAAGATCCGATCATTTAACCCAAACAAAATTAATTCGGGATCTGTTCTCGGATTTTCTTGATGACCTGACTCCACATCCAATCACCAAAGATCTTGGTCGTGTAAAAAACGAACAGTCAATCAAGCAGGCACTAAAGAACATCATTCTAACCAATCTAGGTGAAAGACTATTCCAGCCTAATATCGGTTCGGATGTGTATGCTTCCTTGTTCGAGCCTAATGATATTATCATGGAAGAAAACCTGAGATTCGCTATTCAGAATGCAATTCGTTTTCATGAGCCAAGAGTCAATCTGATTGAAGTTCGGGTTACTTCTTTTGGTGAAGAGGATCGAGTGGCTATCAATCTTATATTTTCAATAATAAATAGTATAGAAGTACAAAGTGTAAACCTGTTCCTAAGAAGAGTGCGCTAAATGGCAAATAATTCAATCAGTCTGGTGAATTTAGATTTCGATAGTCTAAAAGCAAATCTGAAAACGTATCTGAAATCTCAGGCGCAGTTTACTGACTATGACTTCGATGGTTCGAATATGTCTGTGTTGCTTGACATACTAACCTACAATACACACCTGAATGCGTTTTATATGAACATGGCTGTATCAGAAATGTTCCTTGACTCGGCTCAGCTTCGTAACAGCATTATCTCTAGAGCTAAAGAACTAAACTACATTCCAAGATCCGCCAAGTCATCAGAAGCGAAGATAAACGTAAAGTTCCCACAGTCTGGTCTTGCAACTCTTACAATTCCATCAGCAACCAAATTTACTGGCAAGTCGGGTAATGGCACGTTTACCTATACAACAGATCAGTCTTATGTAATTTATCCTACTGGTGGGTATTTCACAGCTAATCTAAACATCTACGAAGGTGTTTACATCTCTGATGCGTTCGTAGTAGATAATTCTACAGAAGCTCAACGTTTCGTTATGACCAACGATAACATTGACACCGATTCGATGATTGTTCTTGTTTCGGAAAATGATGGGCAGACGAATACTTACTTCAATGCAGCCGAAAACCTCTACGGTCTTACTTCAAATTCTGAAATTTACTTCCTACAGGCTACAGAAGATACTCGTTATGAGGTTGTTTTCGGAGATGGAGTTTTTGGTAAAAAACCACTAAACAATTCCTTGGTCTATGTGACATATAGAACATGCGCAGGTTCTTTTTCCGACGGTTCTACAAATTTTACACTAGATGATAATCTAGGGTTGATTAACGGTCTAGGTAGTTTTCTTAGCCCAACTATTACTGTATTATCAGCTAGCTCTGGTGGAGCGAATGCCGAGACGCTAGACTCTATTAGATACAATGCACCAAGACATTTTCAGACTCAGGGTAGAGCTATAACAGCAAATGATTTCAGGAACTTGGTTCTAAATAATTTCGTAAATGTAAAAACCTTGAATGTATTCGGTGGTGAGATTTCGGCTAATTCAGTTGATTACGGTAAAGTTTTCATAGCGCCAGCAACTTATTCCGGAGCTCCTCTTTCCGATCTAGACAAACAAACCATCGAGACATATCTAAAAGACAAATGCACTTTAGGAATTAAACCTAAAATCATCGATCCGGATTATCTGTTTCTTATGGTTTCTACTACAGTAAGATACACAAGCGCATCGACGATTAAAACTGCAACTGACATCAAATCGATTGTAAATCAAGCGATTAAAAATTACAACACAACGTATCTAATCGAATTCAACACCTCATTCAAACTCTCGAGGTTAGAAGCTGCGGTCAATGATTCTGACCCAAGCATCACTAGTAATGAAACTTATATCGTCTTAAGAAAAGATGCTAATCCTGTTTTGAATACAGAAGTCGATATCGAACTAAATTATCAAAATGAAATTTCAGCCGGAACTTTTTCGTCAACTTTATTCGAGAGCAACGGCAGAAGGTATCAATATACGGATTACAATCCATCAAATAAAACTTTAGTCTTTTCACAGCTTCCCAACGGTAAAGTGCAAGTTAACAACTTATCGAAAGTTGTTTACTTAAAGGATGTTACGAATCCTGGATACGAAAATTACAATAATGGTGGAGAAATAAATTACATGAGTGGAGAGATTACACTTAACAGAATCAACATTAGCAAATTTATTAATTCTTCCTCGATTCAATTTTTTGCTACACCAAAAAATTTAGACATCAATGCAAAAAATAAAGATCTTATACAAATTGATTTAGAGAACATTTCAATTGATGTAATGGCAGTCTAATGGCTATTAATAAATTTGTATCTCCATTCATTCCGCAGCAGTTCCCTGCCTTCTATAAGGAAGAAGGACCGAACTTCATCACCTTCATAAAGGCATACTATGAATGGCTTGAATCTCCCAGTAATCCTTTATATCATGCAAGATCGTTATTAGACTATTCAGACATCGATGAAACCGAAGCAGAGTTCGTTAAGTATTTCAAAAACACTTACATGAATTCGCTCCCGGAATCTGTCTTGGCTGATAAGAGACTACTTGTAAAACACATACTCGATCTTTACAGATCAAAGGGCACTCCGCGCGCGTATGAGTTACTGTTTAGAATTATCTTTAACGAGGCGATCGAGATCTACATCCCTGGCGATTTTATTCTAAAACCTTCAGATGGAGAGTGGGTTGTTCCTAGGTATATTGAAATTTCTGACAGTGATTATCTAGAGAACCTCATCGGCAAACAAATTTACAATAGTAGCGATAGCGCAACGGCTGTTGTTGAATCAGTAAACCAGAAAATTGTCAGCGATCGTTTTATGCACGTTCTATATCTTTCTTCTGTAAAAGGTAGATTCAAATATGGCGAGAAAATCCTTTCGCAATCAGTTCCCGAAATAACTCTAGCCAATGCTCCTGTTGTTTTGGGTTCTTTGACGGCTGTGGCTATTGATAATGGCGGATTGGGATTTAGAAAAGGTGACATATTAGATATAACAGGAACAGGTGTAAACGGTAAAGCAAGAGTCGCAGCAGTTAGAGACGAAAATGGTAAAGTTCAATTTGAGCTAATCAATGGCGGTAGCGGATACAGCCTAAACGCAGTAGTCACAGTTGCCACTTCTCTTGATCTTT